CTGGTGTGAAGTTTTAATCACACCTCCTTCGGTAAATCATTACTGGATTCGCGGGGCCAACAAGACCAATCGATTAAGTAAGCGTGCAATCCACTTTATTGACGTTATGAAGCGTTTTATTGAGCCGGCACGGTATCAGGGCAGAGTTCGCGTAAAGATCGAATACGCGCCACCTGATGCGAAAATACGCGACATCGATAACATCGTTAAGCCTTGCTTCGACGCTTTGTCAAAAGGTGGATTGATTCTGGATGATTCCCAGGTGAATGAATTGCTTGTAAAGCGGTTGCCATCAGAAAAAGGCGGGAAGTTGATTATTCAAGTTGAAAAGTTAAGGGTTTAAGAGGGAATAGGGATGAATGCGATGGTTAAGGCAGAAGTGATGGATTGGGATCGTTTTAGTATTGATGATTGGCTTAAGAAAGGGGTGGCACCGCGTAAGGATCAGGTCATTTGTCAGATTAATGATTGTGAGGCTGAGCAGGTGCGAAAGTTGATTGTAGATTTTAATAAGTCGACGGTAGTTTGTGCTTCAGCAAAGGTAGCGGTTGAGATCTTTATTGATAAATGCGTACGTGGGATGTCGTTGCGTCAGTTGGCACATGAACGAGGCATGGGTAAGACTTCGATTGAAGGGATGGTATATGCTGGAAAATTCTATTTAGCAGGTCATGATAAGCGCTTGAAATTAGATTGATTAAGTATTTGACTGTCCGGACAGGATATGGCATATTTCAGGTATAGTGCGCTTGAGTAGTCGGGTACACTAGCGATTAAAGCTCATCGAAAGGTGGGCTTTTTTGTTGCCTAAAATAAAGCGTCATTAGCTCAACTGGTAGAGCATCGGTCTCCAAAATCGGTGGTGTGGGTTCGAGTCCTACATGGCGTGCCAGATTTCAAAAGAAAGCAAACCTGTCATAGATAGCGCATTACCGGAAATATTGCGCTGAGGCATCCGGTGGTTTGCTTTGCTTATGAGATCAAAAGGAGATCCACATGCTCCAATTTATATTCTGCCTATTCGGTCTTCATGGTGTGACCGAGATCGATTACACGGCTGATGATGAAGAAATCAAAGTGTGTCGGGATTGTTTGAAAGAAGTTGAATAATTCTCCAAATCGCCGAACGTATTACGGCAAACAAAGCCCCTCGCATTCTAGATGTTGAGGGGTTTTTCTTTTCTTATTGGTGGTGGTTATGACTCAGTATAGTGATGAAGTTATTGCGCGAGAGTTGCAGGCTGAGTTGGTTCGAGCGGTAGCGCGCACCCAAGACAAACTTGGGCTGAAATTTATGACCGTGAACATGGATCTCGATATTTATGGCGATGGTTCAAAAGTGAAATTCTCAACAATACCAGAGCACATCCTAAAGCCTGTGAGTTGATTTTATTGGTGGTGTTTATGGACACAGTAGAAGCAAAACGGAATTTAGAAGTACTTGAAAAGAACCGCAGCCGATTGATGAATTACAACCATCTGTATTCAAGCTATGCATTTAAAGAAATGTGCGGTGCTGAACTTCGTAAAGTAAATAAGCAGATCCACGGCATAGAAGAACAATTAAATGCGGAATCAAAAAAAACTCGCAGCAATCAGAAAGCTGCCATGCATCCGGTGCGGTAATCCATATAGCCAGGCTGCTCATTCAAATAGTGCCAAGCATGGTAAGGGTAGAGGGATTAAGGCGAGTGATGAGTTCACAGTTTGCCTATGTCACTCATGCCACCATCAATTCGATACCTTCCAATTGGGTAATCGAGCAGAGAGTGAAGCCATGTTTGATCAGTGGCTGGTGAGAGTGAATCGGATGTTGGTGATGGAAGATAGAGAGGTGTTTTGATGATTTTAATCCAGCGTGATTTATGTGGGATAAGCTTAAAAAAGAAATGGGAATTTGGTGATAGATCTCGCGCTGAAATGTGGGTGCTTAATTTTCTTTTATTTAAGATTTATTTCATCAAACACACCTCTGACTTTAACTCATTCCTGCGTGGCTACACGGATCAAAATTTTGATTGGCATCCTCAGGTTCGATTGGCTCGTAACAAGGCGGCTAGAAAAGCAGAGCGTGAAAACTACAAGTCATATATGGCCCGAACAAAAGAATGGATGGATCGCTGTTCTGAATTGAGCAATACGAATTCAGGCTTGAGAAATGACATTATTTCCCTAAAGCGAACCATTAAGTTAATTAAAGAAGAATGATTGTTGGAGATAGGAAATGCAAAAAGCCGTGTTTCCTATCCAGAGTCATGCCGACATCACCAAAGCCATTAACTACATGCATACCAATTACACTCAGGCGATTAATGAGGGTAAGCCGTTGGTGGTGAGGATTAATCAAACACCAGATGAGCGTTCAGCAGCACAGAACAGACTTTACTGGAAGTGGATTGGTGAGATTAGAAGAAAGACTGGTCAGGATGAAGATTCACTCCATTACGAGTTTAAGAAGAAGTTTCTGATTTATATCTATCGTCGAGATGACCAGCAGTTTGCTGAGACCTGTAAT